CACTAGGTATCATTACATATAGAGTACTTTTACCTTTAACAAAGACTTGATTATTTCCAGTAACATCAACAACGCTACTATTGTTATCTTTAACGTTAAAGCTAGTAAAACTAGGGCTACACTCAGCCGTATTAGTACTGTATGTAGCGTTACCGTATGTTTTAGTTATAGCTCCATAAGTAACTTTAGCGTAATATGTACCACTATTTGAGTTAGGTATACTAGCATACTGTCTACTAATAGCGTCAGCCGTTTTAAACTCGCCATTAACAACGCCATTATAAGTACCGCTATAAGTACCAAGTACCGTATTAGTACCGACTTGTAGTATTTGTAGTGTAACATTTCTACCTAGTGGGTTATATAAGTTAACGCTAGCACCATTACCAATAACAAAGTTATTTATACTTGTTGGTTTAGGATAATCATAAGTAGTAGCGTATTTAACACCGCTTTCAGTCCACAACTGGCTATCCGCTCGTTTTACTCTTATTTTTACGCTGTGTTGAGCGTTTGCACTCAAACCGCCTATATTAAAACCTAGACCGCCAGTACCAACCCAACCGCCACCGTCAACGGAGTATTGTACAGCGTCGCAAGTGTTGTCAGCGTTCCAGTCTACGTGTATTGTAGTCTCATTACTAGCGTATATATCAAACTTTGTTATACCAGCGTATCTTGGTATCGTACTTAAAGGTAACGTACCGCTTTTATTTTCGTCGCCACTAACATATACTTTACCGTGTAGAGTAAAGCCAATAGCCGAGGCGGTACCGTCGTTATTATGCGGTACTGTTATTGTACCAGTAGTTGACCCAGTTTTAGCTGGAAAAACTTTTTTATCCCAGTTTGTAGTACCACTATTGTATACAGTTTGACCGTTTACAACTACGCTACAATTATAAATTGTGTAATAAGTACTACTACCGCCGATACTTTCAAGCGTCCACCTTACGGTAGATGTATTAGCACTTATACTGGTACTTTCCTCAACAACCGTTAATTTTAAATAACGTCCGCTATATGCACTCGTTTGTACACTTGCCATAAACTACACCTCCTCAGTACTAGGCACAAACGCCCAGCCTTGTAAATTACCCGTAGTTATAGGCACTATTTTTATTGGCACCATTTTAACCTCGTCCTCAGCTTGTAGTTTTTTAACCAAAGTAGTATCTTTGTTTAAACTAAAGACCTTAGTAATAGTACCGTTTATACTAGAATATCCCGCAAACTCTAAGGGAGACATAACAGTATAATCGCCTAAGTATACACTCGATTTAATTAAAACACCGTCTAAGTTGATATTTACTTGAGTATTCATTACCTCGCCACTAGCTTGTTGCCATTGGGTTTTATATTCTCCAACAGCCAACATATTATCGGTAAATGTAGCGTCGCTATCAGCACTACCGTAAAACTCAACTATATAATAGTCGTCTTTAGGTAAAAGAGCTTGTAACGTATACTCTTTATAAAATACACTCTCGCCGACTGGTATTTCAATAATATGCTCCTCGACGTCGTTATACAATTTAACATAGCAACTACCCGTCGCATTTTTCTTTATTCTAGTACTAAACGTATAATATACTTTATCGGTATCCGTGTCCGCACTAGCTTTAACTCTAACAGTTTGGTTAACAGTTTTATTATTTAAAACAAAAACGTGTCCACTTAAACCACCATTAGCCATAGCCTCAGCACTAGCACTTATCAAAAGAGTACCAGCTCCGCTAGTAGCCCAGTCGTTAGGGTTACCCTCACTATCGTAAGCAAACATAACCGAGTTTTTAATTAAGTTAGCACCACCGCTATTTTGTACCGAGTTTATGATGTTATTTATATCTTGATAAACTTTCGTAAAGTTTTCGTGTACAACACCGTCAGCCTCGTACATATCAGTAACCAACTGGTTAATATTTTGACCTTGTTTATCTACAATAATCTCCGTATTTTTAACACGTTTAGCTATTGTAGTAGCATATTGGTATTGGGTTTGAGTTTTGGTATTAGCAACAGTCTTTAAGGTTTCTTTTACCCCACCGTCAATAGTGATATTAAAATTAAAGAGAGTTGTATTAAATACATCTCCAATATCATTTACAATATCAAAATTATCGCCTATCTCATACCAGCCTAAACCCTCGGTAGTAGTCTCAAACGGATAATAACTTATACCGTGCATAGCGTTATATATTGGTAACATAGCACTATCACGGTCTTTATCAATTATCTCGTTATTTTCTATTTTCCACTCAGTTAAACCGTTAGCCTCGATACTTGCCTCGTCTCTCATATAGATATTATCCTCTTGAGGAGTACGAGACAGTACAACGCTATTTATCTCGCCATATATTGGCTCGAGTTTTAACTTAAACATATTATCATACGTTAGCCTCTCGTTAGTTTGAGTAATTGGTTTAAAATAAATCTTATCGTCATTTGTTATAATAACCGTTGTACAAGTAACTTGAGCTATTTGTTGTAATATATCTCGATAAGTTATACCGTCTATATTTTCCCATAGTTCTTGGGTTACTTGCCAGTCATTATGTACGTCAAAGGCGTCATTTTCAACCGCCATACCAAAACTACCACATAAGGCAACTGTATAATCATATAAACCTATTGGATACTCTACGTTTAATGGTTTGTATGCAGTCATTGACCTTATCATACGGTCGTATCCAGTTATGGTAGTTACTCCAGTATCTTTAACGCTTGTTATTTCAGTTACTAAAAAACTACCATAATCAAGATACTCATACCCGCTATTAGCTAATTTTACACCAAAACCAACGTGTACCCATTGACCTAGTAAATTATAATTGCCAGTAAACTTAGCCTCTAACTTACGCATAGCGGTTTTGCCTAAGCCACCCTCGGCACTTATTTTAAATTGTATTAGGTCATTATCACTACGGATATTAACATCATTATTACCAGTAATATAGGCTTGTAGCTCTTTTACTGGTTGTGTCATAGCCGTTTTAAAATCATTACTTACAGCTATCATTATTAGTACCTCCTTTTAGAGACTGGTACTAAATTAACATCAAAAGGTTGATAAAGACCTCTTGATTTACTCAAAAGGTCTACATCATAATCACTAGCGTAGTACTGTGTACTAACTGTCTCTTGTATTCTTACATCAAACCAAGTAACAGTAAAAAAATCTTGGTCGAGTAGGGCGGTTAGTTCAGCCATTTCCTCTTGGGTTAATATTCCTACTTTCATAGTGATTTTAGGAAATATACCAACAAGTGAGGCTCTAACGTCTCCGCTCATATTACGGTCGGCGTTTTTCCATAATTTAGCACGACCAATTTTATAATTAACAATATGAGGCACAGTAGTACCATTTATTTTTACTAAATCGCCGTCATAAATCATATATTAAACACCTCCCCGTTATTCTCAAAAGATTTTTGGTTAACACCGTCTATAAGTTTATCTAGTATTGTATCCTCGCCGATTTTAACGACTAACTGTATTGGTTGACCGCCACTTGTTTGGTTTCCTAGTTGTTCGGCTAACTCAGTTATCCAACCCGTATTATTTTCAAGTGGTACAACAGCCTCTCTACCAGCCTCGCCAATTAGTGCTGGTGTAGGTCTATCTACAACACCACCACGGGCTAGTTTCTTTAATGGCTCAATATGAAAACCTTTACCTCCAACAGCTGGTACCCAGTCGGGTATCTTAATCTTATTAAGACCTTTAATAAATACGTTGATACCGTCAATTATAAAGTTAATTGGAGCCTTAAATATTCCAGCTAAACCGTCGATTATACCTTTAAATATATCTTTTACACCGTTCCAAGCCTTTTTCCAATTACCAGTAAATACACCAGTAATAAAGTCTATTAAACCACCAAAAACTTTAAATATACCTTTAACTACATCACTTATAACAGCTATGATATTACCCATAACATTACTTACGATAGTGGCAATAAAGCTAAAGGCTGGTTTTAATTTTTCCAATAGCCACATTACAACTGGAGCAATAAACTTGTTGTATATTTCTAAGGCTCCGTTTACAAGTTTCATTACAAACTCGCCGACTACTTTAACAACACCTTTTATATGGTTATCCCATAACCAGCTTAGAGTTTCTAAAAATGGCGTTATAATAGGAGCTATTACGTTATCCCATATACTTTGAAATAATGCGATAGTTGTAGTAACAAACTGTCCTATATTATCGATAAGTGGCTTACCGTATTCGTTCCATAAATCTAGTAAGATTTTAGAAAAATCAGCCCATATTTTAGTTATTTGCTTAACAACTGGGTCGATAGCGTCTTTCCATATAGAGTTAAATACCTTACTAACTCCGTTTATTATTGGTTGACCCCAAGTTTGGATACCAACATCTAAGTCAGTCCACATAGCCGTCCATAATAAAGTCATATTAGTTAAATAAGTCTCTACATCAAGACGGATATTTTCCCAAGTCATTTGTAGGTTAGTCCATAAATTAGTACCTAAAGTAACCCAAAAGTCAAATAAAAATTGACCGTATGTAGTTGCAAAACCAACAAAGGCTTGTATTGGCTCACTATTCCATATATTACGTACAGTTTCGCCGACTTGTCCAAAGATACCTTGTAGCGTTTGAGCCACTTTATCAGCTTTACTTAATTCGGTAGTCATACCCTCAAAAGCCGATAAATCGATACCGCTTAGGTCTCCAACACCTCCGCCACCGCCAGTATCCTCGCTACCGCCTCCGCCACCACTTGAGCTGGCGTTATCTTTTAAGACGTTCATTTCGTCAAAAGACGCAAGACCTTTTAACTCTTTATTTAATTTTTTAGCCGAGCCAGTCGCTTTATCTAAACCTTTAGATGTAGACCCTCCGCTCGTTGACCCTAAATTACCTAGAGATTTATTTGTATCCTCTACTTTTTTCTTTGTAGATTTTCCAAAAAGGCTACTTATACTACTAACAGCCCATACGCACGCCTTAACAAAACCAGCTATATAAGGTATTACGCTATTTATGGCTTTAGCTATACCATTGAAAAAACTAGCAATATTACTTTGACCTATTGCGTTCATAATCTCCGCTAGACCTCTAGTAAAAGCTGTTTTTAAATTAGTCATTGATGTAGCTACACCACCAGTACTGTTACGGGCTTGCTCCTCAAAACTACTAAAACCGTTAACACCTTTTTTGTTTAGTTCAGTAATTTTAACCATAAACTCGTCCATAGAGACCTTGCCACTACGTAGAGCCTCGCCTAAATCACTACTACTAGCGTATCCCATAGCAATAGCTACTTGTTTTAATTGAGCTGGCATAGCCGACATAGCTGTACGCCACTCCATCATATCGGGCTTACCCTTAGCATACGCTTGACTTAACTGTTCTAGTGCCGACTTTTGCATTTCAGTAGTAGCACCACCACTTAAAATAGCGTTGTTAAGAGCTAAAAACATCTCCGTACTTGCTTTAACGTTACCGTTAGCACTCGTAAAACGTTGTACCGACATAGTAGCACTATCTAGCGTAGTTGGTAGTCCAACTAGAGCGTCGCTTAAACGTGTCATAGAGGCTTGGGCGTCCTCATTACTTATACCTAAGTTACTCATAACCTTAGGAAAATTATTAAGAGCGTCTAACCTTGCCACAGCGTCGTCCATTTGTGAGGCTATCAACTTACCTATACCAAGAGCGATTATACCTTTAGTTAAAAACTTAAAGCTATTAAGCATAGAGGTAGATGTCTTGTTTGCTACTTTTTGTAAGCTAGTTACTTGTTTTTGCGTGTTTTGTATTTCTTTACGCAAGCTATCAGTATTAGCCGTTATTAAGACTTGTAACTCCTCAACTGTCATTTATAACACCTCCCATTTTTATAGTATTTCTACGACCTTGTTTTTCCATTTCGTCGTCAGTCATTGGCTTTAGTTCGGTGTTGTCAGCGGTAAACGGCTCTCTAGGATAGTGTTTTGGGTCATTAAACGCATACGCTATATACTTACCAAGTATATGGTTAAGACCGTCTACCTCTTTTATATGTTCCTTTTGTTTTTGGTTATAAACTCGTACGTGTTTAATGTACTGTTTAACGTCTAGCGACCAAAAATAATGGAGGTCAAGACCTATCGTAATAGCGTCCTCCTCCAGTTCTCGCCACGTTTCCCCAAAAAACTTAGGTTTTACATCTCGTCTATTATTTTCTTGGCTTGAGCCGACCTCTTGCTGTTCGCCTCTCTCAATTTCGCCACGTCCACTTGACGAGACAAAAAACCCCCGTCCACTAAAGCCTCCATAATATCTAAGACTAACTCGTCCTTATCTTTTTCCTCTAAGTACTTATCGATAACGTCCATAGCAACAGTTTTACTTACGCCGTGTACTCCGTTATCGTCAATTAGTCCTTTTTGTATAAACATAGATAACATACCAATACTTGTATCCGTGATACAATTTTCTATTGGTAATTGTCTAGCTTTTTCTATTTCGTCTACTCTCGTAGCATTGTATTTTAAGTTTAATTTTTCCATAATATCCTCCATTTTCTTAGTTTTTTGGTTAAAAATCGTGCATTGTAACGAAACGAGACGTACAATTACCCGTCTTTTTGCTTTTCGTTGCGTCTCACAGCTCCATTTTTAACCTATTTTTTAATTTTTTTGATAAAAAAAGCGGGAGACCAGTTAAAAAACCGACCTCCCGTTTAAAAAATTAAGCCGATTTAGTATAAGTTGGTTTTCCACTTATTCTTAAATTAGCGGAAAAAGTAGCTAAACCGTCAGTAGTTTTTTCTCCGTCTTTAAATGACTTAACAAAAGCCTTAAAGCTCCATTTAGCACCACTTGGGTAAGCAACCTCCCAGTCCTCAAGACTTTGGCTTTCAGCTAAAGCTAACATTTTCTCAACATTAGCCTCATTTTTGATATTACCCGCAAGTG